GACCGTTTCATTTTGTTTTTTTCTTCTTCTGGATATTGGAGATTTAAACAATTTATTTTTACATCAGTTAATAGTTGTTTTTCTATTAATTTTTTTGTACTTGTTACCTTAAATACAGACCCAAACAATCCCTCCAACACTAATTTATGAGTTAGAGTTCCGTCAAGAGTCCCCGTGGTTCCTATTCTGAAATATGCATTTTCTAATTTAGTCATAAGTGATACCAATGATTTTGATTTAAATAAGTGACATTCATCTCCAAATACTGCATCGAAATCAGAAAAGAAATCTTTTGGCATATTATACAGACTTTGCCAAGTAGATACAACTATTTTTTTGTCTGTTTTTTTATCTTGTCCAGAAAATATCTTATGTAAATTTTTTTCTACATCCCATTTGTTGTTTTCTGAATAAGATTTGAAATCGTAATATAGTTGATTTACTAAACCAACTGTTGGGACTATTACTAATATTTTTTTTATGTCAAAGTTTAAATCTAAAAGATATCTAATAAGAATGTAAATAATTAGAGATTTTCCGCTTCCAGTGGGAGATAAAAGCAAACTTCTGTTGGTTTTTAAAGCATGATAACAAGCGGCTAGTTGATGTGGATACGGAGTATGTTTTAGATTTAAACTTTTAACGTAATCAAAAAAATCTTTTTTTGAAATTAGTTGATCATACTCATGTAAATTATATTCTACCTCGTATTTTCTATCAATGCAAAATTGATTTATGTGATCCAATAACCCACAGTATATACGTTTGCCATATAAATTAAATAATCTTATTTGACCATCCCATATTTTTTTCTTATATGCAGGTGTATATTGATAATTTGGAACATAAAAAGTAAAATACTGATTAAGTTCTTTTGCTATTGATTTTTCACAATCAACAAAAAGATTAACTGCGTCTTTTTGTTCCACTACAATTTTCATTAGACACCCTGTGTAAATTTAATCCATTCTATTGCAGATTTTATATTCCACTGTCTAGAGTTAACTATTTTTATTACTTCTTCTAAATAGCTAACTAAAGATTTTTGCATTTCTATTTTTGCTTTTAATTTATTGAGATCATCATCAGAGTCTAAAAATATAGGAATGTCAGTTTTGAGCACTGTGTACTCAAAAGGTAACCAGTTTTTTTCTTTTAACTCTTCTTCACCCAATTTACCTGTGTAATATAACCATTTTACTTTTTTTAATTTTTTTTCCTGAAATAATAACATTTGCAGTTCTAATTTAGCATTTTCTAAATAAACCAAATATTTATTGTGTATTTGTGGGGTTTTTAAGGATTCTTCGTGTAAGTTTGATTCGTCAATCACTAAATCTGTTTCTACCATTTTTCGAATATTTTCAACGTTCATCTTTCTCCTTCAATAACAGAAAAATCATAATAAGAATATCTAAAGGTAACAGAAGCCATAAGTTGTATAGAATCACTGGCAGTGGTTGTAAAACTAAATCCTGTTAATGAAATTGGAAACATATTAAAAAATCTAAATTTAAATTTACTTTTGTATGCACTATTAAGTATAGTTAGTTGACCAGTAGTAGTGGAATCAAAACAATCTTTATACATGATTTCATTACTATTTTCATTTAAAGGACCAAGCCTTATAAGCCACTCGTAAATTTCTCTCCAAGATTCTACATTTTCGTCAATTAAAAACTGAGCAGTTAAATCCTCGAAAATATATTTTCCAGTTGCAGTTGGTATACTAACACCAAAGGCAGTATTCAGATCTGCACTAATAAATTCTATACCGGGTGCGTTAACAGCAGTTACAAAATTTGAAAGTATAGGAATTCTATCAACCTCAAACTTAAATTGATTGCTCGTTAACAAGCTAGAGGTCGTTGGTTTATTTCCAAGATATCTAAATTCTGAGTTGCTCATAAAACTATTTATATAAAAAAAAGGAGCACTCCGAAGAGTGCTCCCCATTTATCCTATCTGATATTTAATTATCAGACGTTGCCTTCGAATCCTGCACCAGTCTGACCACCAAGACCGTGGAGGTTCTTAACTGCGAAGATGCGGTAGTACTGGTTCCCACCAAGTGTTTCGAGAGTTTGCTTCTCGGCGAATGGGTTGGCAACCATACCATACCGAGTCTTGAAGCCAATCTTCGGTTGGAAGGTGTCCTCACCAACTGCTCTCACCATTTGCAGAGGAACATATGGGCAGTAGAAGATACCAGCGTCATATGGGTTAGAACCTCTGTAACCAACGAGAACTTGGTTGATGTCCAGTTTGGAATATGGATCAATGTAAACTCTGATCTTACCGTTCAGGATACCAGCGAAGGTGTTACCTGTGTCATCAACTTCGAGTTGAGTGTTCACGGCAGGTGTCAGGTTCAAGAAACCACCCATAGCGAGGGCAGAAGCAACGTCAGACGAGCAGACGATGAAGTTACCCTTACCACGACGAGTTTCCTTAGCGATCACGTTACACTCACGTTCGATTTGGAACATGAGACCACGGAATCTTTCAGCACTCCAACGACCATCAGAGTCAAGGTTCAAGTCGTAAACACCACCTTGAAGGTTAGAGGAGATATCACCAGCCGTAGCGGTGCTAACAGAC